AATTTGGCCAATAATAGATATGAATAAAGAAAAGGACACAGACAACCAACCAGGTTCACATATATTAGAGATGATACAGTTTGCCAAAGCCGAATGGACTAGTCAAGCAAATCATGGACTACGAAAAGATCTGGAAGATAAAGTTTTATTATTTCCTAATTTTGATAATTTGACTTTAGGCTTAGCTATGGAATCAGAAGGTAAGTCTATAATAAATACTGATCTTAGTCCTTTATATGACAATTTATCAGAATGTATACTAGAAATAGAAGAATTAAAGAACGAATTAACTACAATAGTCATGACACAGACTAGTCAAGGACCAAACGCTAGAGATCGATGGGATACTCCAGAAGTTAAATTATCTGGAGGCAAGAAAGGAAGACTACGAAAAGACCGGTATAGTGCTTTAGTTATAGCAAATATGATAGCCAGACAAATGCAGAGGGTTTTAAATACTTCTGTATCTTATGATGCTGTTGGCGGAGACACTAGAAATATACCAAAAGAAACAAATGGACAGATGTATAAAGGACCAGAATGGTTTACCTCCGGGGCTAATGATGATTTTTATCAAGGAATTTACCGATAAAATGTGTATAAAATAAAGTATTCATATTGCAATGACAACTACAATACAATTATAAATAAATATGGCTAAAAAAATCAATAATGACCCTATTAAAAATGCAGAACCTCATAAGCCAGAGGAAGCATACGTAATATGGAATAATAGTCCAGAATCTCAAAAACAAGCACAAACAGCTTCGGCAGAATCTCTAGAAGAATTTACGGGTGTTCAAAGAGCAGAAGCTAGTCGTAGATATGGATATAATTATAGTAATTTAGATACTAATATATCTGGCCGTCCGGGATTGACCCGTAGTGATTATGATTATTTTAGACCAGATGAAGCAGTTCCCAAAAAAACAAAAATTATACTACGCAGAGCTGATGAAATATATCAAAGAGTTGGTTTAGTTAAAAATGTTATAGATCTTATGGGAGACTTTGCTGCTCAGGGTATTAGATTAGTTCATAAAAATAAAAGAATAGAAAGATTTTACAGAAAATGGTTTCAGAAAATAAACGGAAAAGATAGAAGCGAAAGATTTCTCAACAATCTATACAAGACAGGCAATGTTGTTATCAACAGACAAACAGGAAAACTAAGTTTAAAAGCAGCAGAAAAACTATATCAAAGCATGGGAGCTGCTGATATACAAATAGTAGATTTAGATCAAGTAAAAGTAGAAAAAAAAGAAATTCCTTGGAGATATACTTTTATAGATCCAGTATATGTTGAGGTTGTTGCTGGGTCTTTATCTTCATTTGTATCTAATAAGAGATATGAATTACAATTACCAGCAACTCTTCGCAGAATTATTAACAATCCAAAATCAGAAGCAGAAAAGCAAATAGTTAATAGCTTACCTCAAGAAATTTTAGAATCAGCAAAAAATAAAAAATCATATCCATTAGACCCAGACAAAACATTAGTATTTCACTATAAAAAAGATGACTGGCAAGCTTGGGCATATCCAATGATATATGCTATTATGGATGATATTACCGTAATAGAAAAATTAAAGCTAGCAGACATGGCAGCACTAGATGGTGCAATTAGTAATATAAGAATTTTCAAGTTAGGAAGTCTAGAACATAAGATAGCACCAACAAGAGCTGCTGCCGCTAAACTTTCTGCTATTTTAGAAAGTAACGTTGGAGGAGGAACAATGGATCTGGTTTGGGGTCCAGATATAGAATTATTAGAGAGCAATACCAATGTTCATCAATTCCTAGGAGAAGGTAAGTATATACCTCACTTAAATAGTGTTTATGCTGGATTAGGTATTCCTCCTACTCTTACTGGTACTTTTGGAGCAGCAGGAACAACAAATAATTTTATATCTTTGAAAACATTAACTCAAAGACTACAATATGGTAGAGAAGTATTAGTAAAGTTTTGGGAAGAAGAAATAGCACTAGTACAAAAAGCTATGGGATTTAAGTATCCAGCTAAAATTGAATTTGATAGAATGGATCTTAGTAACGAAGATACAGAGAAAGCACTACTAATACAATTAGCAGATAGAAATCTAATCAGCGATGAACTATTACAAACTCGCTTTGGTTTCGATCCAGATATGGAAAGAAGCAGACTAAATAGAGAAAATAGAGATAGAAAAACAAACAGAATGGTCAACAAAGCCGGTCCTTGGTTTGATCCTCAGTTTGAAAACTCTCTTAAAAAGATTTCTCTGCAACTTGGAATCGCAACGCCTAGTCAAGTAGGTCTTGCGTTAGATGAAAAGAAAAAAGGAGAGAAAACAGCCATAGAGATGAAACAACTGCTGACACCAACGAAGTTGGCAAACGATTCACCCCAATCTTTGCCTAAAGAATCTGGAGAAGGACGCCCCAAATTATCAAAAGATAAAACAAAGCGCAAACAAAAAGATTTTTCTCCACAAACAGGAGCAAATATAGCCATATGGGCATCTAATGCTCAGGACCAAATAAGTAATATAGTTAATCCCTTGTTTTTAAGTTATGTAAATAAAAATAACCTAAGACAACTAACAACAGCAGAGTATAGTGAATTAGAAATGCTTAAGACAAAGATCCTATTCTGTACAACCCCTAATACAATACTTAATAGTGATATAATAAATAACTCTTTTTCAGCAATAAACACCACCGAGATAAATAAGACTATTAGTAAATATAAGTTTTGGCTTAAGCAAGTGTCTAGTAATTTTGACAATTTATCTACAGAACATATTAAACAAGCTAAGTCATATTTTTATTCTCTGGTGTATTCAAAATAAAGAATCTAATTTATTTTTACGGAGATTTTTATGCATATTTATCAAGCAGAAATAGAAGATGGATTATCAGAAGCGTTATCTGCAAAAGCTTCTGTATCATATGCTTCTGTTGCTCTTCCGTTAAATGATTCAGCACAGATCAAAATAAATAAAGACAAACTATCTCAATCATTCGCTTCTTTACAAGATAATGATCTTTATTATGTTCAGTCTATATTAGTTAGTTCTAACTGGAATAAAAATGACGATATTTTTGACAAGAAAGAAATATGGGCAGCAAGGCATACTCCAGAAGATAAACCAACTAATTTAGAACACAACGAAAATCTTATTATAGGCCATATAACATCAAATTGGCCAATAACAGTAGAAGGTGAATTAATACCAGAAGATATATCTCCAGATGATCTTCCAGAAAAATATCATATACTAACTGGTTCCGTAATATATAGAGCATATTCCTCAGAAGATCTCAGAGAAAGAACAGAAAATCTTATACATAGTATACAATCTGGAAATAAGTATGTTAGCATGGAATGTCTATTTAAGGGCTTTGATTATGGACTTATTAATAGTTCTAATAACGAATATAAAATATTAAGTAGAAATGATAGTACGGCTTATCTAACAAAATTTCTTAGAGCATATGGCGGATCCGGTGTTCATGGTAATTATAAGATAGGTAGAGTACTTAGAAATATAACATTTTCTGGAAAAGGTTTCGTAGATAAGCCAGCTAATCCAGAAAGCATCATATTTAACATTGATTTATTTTCAGAAAAAAATAGCGATTTTATAAAAAGTGGTGTATCTAACAATCAGTCCAATATTATTATGGAGAACGAACCTATGTCTGCAAATACTCAAGCAGCCGAAAACGCTACAGAAACCAGTACATTAGCTCAAGAAGTAGAGCTAGCTTCTGCACTTAAAACAAAGGAAGAAGAAATGAAAAAAATGAAAGAAGAGAATGATAAGAGCAAAGCTGAATCTGATCTAGTCGTTGCTGAACTTAACAAATCTTTAGAAGAGACAAAACAAACACTAGTAGCTAAAGAAGAAGAGATTAGTGGTCTTAGATCACAAGTCGAAATTCTAGAAGCTACTGTTAAAAAAGACACAGAAGCTAAAGACGAAGAACTTAAGAAAGTCAAGTCAGAGCTAGATTCTGCCAATGAGGTAATAGCCGCTTATAAAGACAAAGAAGCAGAAATGGCTAAAAAAGAAAAGAAAATGAAAAGACAGGCTAACCTTGTTGAGAGTGGCGTAGATTCCGATACCGCAGCAGGTATTGTTGACAAGTTTGAATCTGTTGATGATGAATCTTTCGAAGCTATGACTTCGCTATTTGCTGGTAAGATGCCTCCTTGGTTAGACAAAGAAAAAAAGAAAGAAGAAAAGAAAGCAGAATCAACAGATAATACATCAGAAGAGCTTCTAGAAGAAGTAGAAACAGAAGCTGATGTTAACTTGGGTGTTGGCAATGACTCGGAAGAAGTTGATGCTACAGAAAACACAAGAGCAGCTTTAGTCGATTTTATTTCAAACAGATTAAGTAAAAGTCACAAATAAGGGAGAATTAACATGGCTCTAAAACCAGATCGCGTTGAAAGTTATACTGATGTATCCTACTTCATGGATACTGTTGGAGAAAGAGGTGGTATTGTTGTTCACCTAAGTTCGGGTACAGGCACCTCGATGGATGATGGCAACGCTGTTGTTAGTTATCCAACCGGTGTTGTATCTGGTACCAAACCAGCCGGTCTTCTACTAAATGATGTTGTTAATCTTGACCTAACAAGACAACACATCAACTGGTACAGAGACGAGGTTCAGGTCGGTGGTAAGGTAACACTATTACGCCAAGGCCAAGTTGTAACAAATATGTTGGCTACTGGTCAAACACCAGCCGCTGGCACAGATGCTTATTACGATGCCGCTGGAAAACTAACAACGGTAAGTACAAATAGTACCAAGGTTGGTCGTTTCCTTGGCAGTAAAGATTCCGATGGTTATGTCAAAGTAGATATCAATATCACCTAATACCTAATAAGGGAGAACAAAATGTCAGCTAAAACAGAAAGATTTCAACCTTCGCCAGAATTAACTGAACTTTTAGTTCGTTCGGGCTCAGCAAATAGAGAAGTAGCTCTACCAGCAAATCGTGAATTTGCTAAGGCTCTTGAGCTTCCATTGAGAAAAGGTCTTCTTAGTGGTGATATTCTAGACGGCATTTTCGAGCCAGTTCAACTAGCTCCTGGTGCTGCTCCTGAGTTCCCCCTAGACTTCCTATCTCCTGGAACAGAAAGAGACTTTGTAGCCTATACTATTCCTAATCATGGATATGTACCAGAACGTCATATCGAGAGTGATTACGTCATGGTTCCAACCTATGACGTTGGTTCTAGTATCGACTATCTACTAAAGTATGCTCGTGATGCTCGTTGG